CAGTAGATAATTTAATCAATCTGTCAATGATTTTCTTTGTTATACTGTTAGTTTCACTATAATTGATTGTATAGTTAATTATTCTTGTAGTCAATATACTTGCAATATCTGCACGATAATTGTCATTTCTACCAATACAATTACGTAATTCACCTATAATATATGCTTCATTTTCATGTAACAATACATCTTTAGGTGTTACTAATTTATCTAATCTGTTATTAATAAATGTAGTAAACATTGTAGAAAATTCAACTCCTACTGAACCTTCACCAATCATTTGAATAAGTGGTAATTCATTTTTAAATTCTGGGATAGAACTAATTGAATTAAAGAAAGTCATAATACTTCTTGGATTTGTATCATCTTTTACTAATTCAGGGTGTAACAATAAGAAGTTAATACATCTTGTATCAATATCTTGTTTTTCAGCCCATCTAGCCCATACATCTACATCAAATTTAAAATTTACTGTAATAAATCTAGTCTTTTGAGCAGAATCTAAGCTAGTTACATTATAATTCCCGTCATCTGGATTAGTAGTAAGAATAATATGCCAGTTTTTAGGTAAACACCATGAATAATAGGTTTGTGTTTCTATTAATGTCATGGTTGCTTGCATGAATCTAGCATCTGCTCTTGTATAATCATCAAGAATTAAAATACCACCTTCCTTTTTGTTATTAATCCATTCAGGAGCAGCATAAGACATGCGTTTGTTACCTGTTGGTTTATATTTACTTGCTATATACTGTGGTAATAAAGTTTCTGGTACCCATTTAGATACCTTATCTTCATTTACAATTTCATATTCTTTAAGTGGAAAACCAACTAAATCAGATAAATCTTCTAATTCTGCAAGATTTAATCTTACAATATCCATATTTAATTCTTGAGCAAGTTGTACTATAGAAGAAGTTTTACCAATTCCTGCAGGTCCTTCAACATTTACACATACTGGAGTTACACCTTTCTCTTGAATGGTTTTATTATTTGCAATTATATGATGCATGAAGTTTTTTAATTCTTCTGCATTTAAACTGATTTGATGATTTCCTTTTGACATACTTAGTTTAATTGAATTTTAATTCCTTGAAGTTCCTCATTCATTGTTCCATTTGTGGAAATAGCCCATAATACTGGACCTTTGCATTTATCTGGTGCTGATGCTTCTCCATCTGTGAAGTAGACTAAACAACTGTATTCTTTACTGTGTTCATTATAATAATCACATACTGGTTCAAAGCTTGTACCACCTCTACCATGTATATTCATATCTGAATTTACATTAAATTTACCTATATGACTAATTGCTGTATCACATTGAATAACAGTTATTTCTGTACCTGTTTTATTAATATGATGCAATTCATTCATAAATTCTTTAAGTTCTTTTGTACTAACTGAACCTGAAGTATCTACACCTACTAATATTCTACGTTTTGGTTTAACTTTAAGACCAGCAGCGTCTTCAAATCTTATATTTTCTTTTCTGCGGGTTCTTTTAGTAAATACTTTAGTAGAACCTCCTGCAAATCTTCTTAGAAAAGCTCTCCAATTGAATTTAGATTCTTCTATTTGATTAAGTCTTTCTAATATCTCAGCAAATTCACCAGGGATTGTTCCTCTAGATTTTTCTACTTGTTCTGCTATTTCTTTTAAGATATGTGCAGTTTGAGTATTAATTAACTTTTTAGTAGCTTCATCTAATTTTTCAAATTCACCCCAATCATGTGATGGCAAGTTTACATCTTGTTCTTTATTTCCTTTTCCTATAGTAACTTGTATTGAATATTCACCTTGTCCCATTCCTTCAAGCATTTTATCTAAGTTAGGACATTTACCTTTCTTATTAGATGCTTTTAATAATTTTTCATAGTAATATTCAGTACCTTTTTTAGTTTCTAATTTTAATTCAGGAAACAAACTAAGAGTCATGCCACCTTCAGGTAACATGTCTTTATCTATATATTGATTTATTTCTAAATCCATTGCTATATTAGCAATTTCTTTATTAGTAAGAAAATCAAAATCTGTTAAATGAAAAAATCCAATATGCAAAAGCTCATGTTTCAGCAATCCTTGATGATTTAATTCACTTAATTTATTCCAAAATTCTTCATTAATACTTAATTGATAGTTAATACCATTTCTGGATACTCCTGCAGTTGGAACATTTTTATCCCATATTTTATTTAACATAATCAAAAACATACCATAAAAAGGTTCACTAAGCATTAAATTTTTAGATGCTTTCGCTAAGGATTCTGCTTTGTTTATCATTTTGTTTTAGTTTAATTGTTATTTCTGTATCTTCTATAAAATCAAAACCTAAATTTTTAATTGATTCAAATAAATGTTTAGCAAAGTTATCAAGAAAAAATTGTATATCAGATTCTGATTGTTTATTATCAATTAGAATTTTTAACAATAATTTATAAGTTAAAGACTGATCTGCAGATCCACTTGAAATTTTTATTAAATTATTTATTTTTTTATATGTTTTAGTTGCATTATTTGTCCATAATTCATTTGAAACATTAGCTTTCTTTTTTAACAAAAAAAGCATTGTTAGATTAGATTTAAAATCTAAATTATTAAGTGTATTTAAACCTACTACTTTATTTTCTTTATCATCTGAATCAAGCATGTTTAATATTGAATCAAATTCTTTTATGGTAATTTTAATTTTTTTCATTAATCTTCAAGTTTTAAAGTTTTGATCATCCACATTGGTTTGGTTTCTGCTTGTATAGCATCAACCCATTCTTTTGCTGTAGGAATATATCCATTGCAATCTTCTCTTATATGTTGCTCTGCTACATACCTAGTATATACTACTTTACCTTCACTATTCTTGAATTGAACACCAAAACGTGCTTCACATTCAAAAACACCTTCAGAATGATGTCTAAACATTCTATGGAAACTATGTCCATACCATCCTTTAGTTTCATCAAGCCATTGGTGAATATGCATGTAATCTTCAACATTACCTCCCCATTTCTTAAAAGAACTTTTTGAATGTTGTGCTGGATGACTCATAATTTTGTTTTTTTAATGTTTTAATTAATTTCTTCTTCATCAAGTTTTCCTGTAGTTTTATAATATTCTTCATGTTGAATATAAATATTATTGTGAATTACAAATTGTCCAGATGGTATATGTAAATCCATAGTACCATATCCACCTTCATTATTCCACCAATCTTCAACTTTATCAAGTTGTCTAAAACATAAACTTTCTATATAAACTCGTACATCAGGTTTTATAGTTTCTTTATCTTGTGATGTAAAAGTTTCTTCTTCTGATTCTCCACATTTTACAAAATATATTTCATCAATAGCTCCACTATCTCCACCTCCAGAATATTTTATTATTACTTTTTCATAACTTAAATCAGATAAATAAGTCATTACACCTAATAAGTTTAATTCTTTTGTTTTCATATTTATGTATATTTAGTAATTCCATATTGTGACATTAACAAAGCATCAACTAATCCATCATGTGGTACTTTAGCTACAGAACCAAATGTTAATTTAAGTTTTGGAAATAGTCTTTTAGCAGCAATAAGTGCCATTGCTTTTGTGTCTCGTGTATTTTTACTTGATTTTTTAATTTCTGCTACACCAACAAACATTTCTTTTTGCCATTGTTTTGGTGGTACTTTAATAAAAGGTATGCTTAAAGCAATACATGCCATTTCAACTGAACCAGCTTGATGACCCATTGAAAATGCAGTTTGTTTTGATGTACCAAAAATTACACCTAATTTTTCAAATATTACTAATCCATTACCGCCTTCATAAGGAGTTAGTATATCATATAAACTCTGATAATCTAATTCTGTCTTAATCATTGGCATTTTAATATTTGATATTTCTTTATCTTTTTCTTGTATACAAATTGCTCCATGTTTACCAATATCTATACCTATAGTAAATCTTGGTAAAATTCTTTTTTTAGCTTTCATATTATTTATTTTAATTTAATTGATAATATTGGCATAAGAACTTCTCTTACTTTATTAATACCATGTATTTCTATAGAATCTGAAAGATCCTTTTCCATTTCTAATATTACATAAGGTAGGTCATACTTTTCATTATATTTTTGCATTGCTTTAATTCCCGGTTCATCATTATCAAATAAAGTACAAATTTTCTGATATTTGTTTTTAAATGCATGTATAATATGTTCGGGTATTAAAGTATTCTCACTATCTGGAGCAATTGCTTCAGCATTTTTAAATCCTAATTTGACAAATGTCATTAAATCTTTAAGTGAACTGCATATTATTAGATAAGGTACTTGCATTGTAATTTGATCCATGCCCTGTATATAATCTTTTACTTTAATAAATTTAGTGTCTTTAATTTTAGGTTGATATACCTTATATAAAGTACCATCTTTTTTAAAGTAACCATAAATATAATGTCCTGAAATAACAAGTTCTTTTGTTTCTTCATTTTCAATTTTACTCATGATATATTGTTCAAGAGGATAAACATTATATTTTTCTAATAAACTTGAATTAATGTGATATTTAGACCAATATTTTTGATCTATATTTGTCCATGTTCTGGTTTTAAAATCAGTTACCTTGTATTTAGATTGTTGTTTAAATTCTTTTATTGAAATATCTCCATTATTTAATACATATTGGTTATAATCTTCAATAAGTTTATGTGCAGCTTCACCTCTAGTACTTAATGAAAATAGTTTTTGTACTAGATTTAAAGCATCTCCTGAATTATCTGTTGAAAAATCTTTATATCTATAATCATTTTTATTAGCTGAAAAATAAACAAACATTGAAGGATTTTTATCTTTTAAGTTAAATATAGATTTCATTTTTACATCTTGCCCGCATAATTTTTCTTGTAGATTTAAATAATATTCAAATGCCCATGTTTTAGGAACATCTTTTAAATCTGAAACTAAAGATTTAGTTCTAATCATAGTAGTTAAAATAAAAAGGAGAAGACATTACATCTTCTCCTTTGTTATAACATTGTAATTACATTGTAATTACATTTATAGTTCAAAATCAGAAGCTGTACTTGTTGTATCAGCTCCAAAACTTGTAACATTTTCAATTTTTTTCTTTTTAATATGGTCAACATCATTATATTTCATGAGTTTACTTTTAGGTTTATCACAAATTTCAAATGGAACTTCACCTTTTGAGTATTTTGGTAAGAATAGGTCATAATTAGTATAACCATCTTTGTTTAAGTATTCTTTACCAGCAATACAAAAATTCATTGATATATTTTTAAATGGTTTGTCTTTGTTGAATGTTTTAACTAAAGACTCAATGGTGTCATGTTTACCATCTTGATCAAGTAACCATGTAGTATCTAGCTCTTTACAAATGCTATTTAAATATTTCATGATTTCAGTATCTCTACTGATTACAATTCCAGATTTTGTTGTACCATCAGCATAAGCCCATTCACTTGCTTTTACTTTTCCAACTTGTCCTTTGTGTCTACCTAATTCAGGTTTATCTTTATTAATATAAAAACCTTCAAATTCTGGACCTCTATCTACACCTTCTAGATGTAAAACAAGATGATAAGAACCTGGTTTAAATGTAAACTCATCAAGAGTTACATCGTTAATTTTAGCCACACAATTACTTGGCTGTAGTGTTTTAGGAGTTCCTCCTCCTGAAATTGGGATGTTTTTTGTACTTAGCTTGCTCATTTTTATTTACATTTTAGTTATTAAATTTATTTTTCATATTCTAGAATTGAGGTGCGAACATACTCTAAATCATTGGGAATTTCAAATGTTTTGAACATTTCTTTTGGTGATTTACATGTATTTTCTCCATTATTCTGAGTTTCAAATACATACCGTATGACTTCATCTTTATCTTTTTTTACTTTACCAAAAAGTACTATAGAGTATAGTCCTTCTAGTGTCAAAGCATTATCAATCATTTTGCCTATTGTTTTTGCTTTAACTCTTCTTTTACCATCCATATCAACTGATTCTTCTGCATGTGTAAGAAAATATACCATAAGATCTTCTCTTAAGTCTTTAGGTTTCTTTGCAACTGCAGCAAGTCCAGCAGCTATTTGAGTAAACTTATCATAACCTTTTTCTAATGCTTTATCAAAATATTCAAATGCTGACATATATTGAAAATCATCAATAATTAGATTTTTGATTTCAAGTCTTGAATTAACATAATCCATTGCTTTGAGTATTCCTTGAGAACTACTTGCATTACTCATATTTCCTGTTACATTCTCTTTAGTTACATTAGAATATTTCTTTTTCCAACCTTTAAACGGGAGAGGTTTGTTAGCAACATTAATAATGAATGTTTCATCTGGATTTAATTTTTCTATACTGGTTGATTTACCAGCTCCTGAATCTGCAATAATTAAAATAGAGTGTGCCATTTATTTATCTGTTATTATTTTGTTTAACCAGTCCTTTGTACTCACTGGTTTTTTGAGTAAAATAGCTGCTAAATCTCTGATGGTCAATTGTTCAAATGGAGCATCAGCATTAGGATCCATTAAATCTGAAAAATCTAATTTTTCTTGAATAGTGTTTACTTTAATAGGTTGAGTTATGTGAATAAGCTCAGATATAGGAACTAAATATCTAAATTGACCATTTATTTCACTTGATTCTGTTTTTTCATATTCTTCATCATAATGAGAATTATATCTTAATTTATATAATCTTCTCATTTGATCTTCAGGTGTATAATCCCTACTTGAAAATTCAGTATAAATGTCTACTTTTTTACTAAGTTCACTTGGAAATAATGATATACATGTTTCAGATTTACCTATTGGTCTATAAGCCATTTTTGGTATATAATACGCATCTGATTCTCCAATTGCATCTAACAAAGGTTGTTGATATTCACGCATCATTCTCAATTTTTCTCTTTTGTCATCTGGTTTATCACTTGGATTATTAACATTTGTGTTTAATGCCATTTTTTATAGTTTTAATCTTCGTTCTTGTTGAGGTGGAGTTTCCATTTCAACTATTTGCATTTTTTCAAATTCTGATTTGAAAAAACTCATTCTTGTATCCCCATTTCTACATTTAAGAAAATGAAATACTAATATTGTATCATTTTCAATAACATATCTATCAGGACCATAAAATCTTATTTTTCTTTTACCAGGTCTATCAATACCAATTACGGTATCTGCATGTTGTAATAAAGCATCAGCACCAAATATGTCTGATTCTAATACATAAT